CAAAGTCGGCGATGTTTGCACCGGCCGCCGCAACGATGGGCGAGAGTCTCTCCATCAATTGCATCAGTGGCGGGAGCAGAGCTTGAATGACCGGCTGGATCGCTCGGGCGATGTTCAGGACGCCCGGCAGCAGTGCCGTGCCGATGGCGGCAGAAATGTCCTTGAAGGTCGCGCTCAGTATTCGTTGCGTGTTGGCCAGGCCGTCGCTGGTCCGCGCAAAGTCTCCCTGAGCCGTAGTCGTTTGCTTCATGATGAGCGCATAGCGCGCCTGCAGCTTCATCGCCGGCGTCAGTTCCTTGGCAGTTCCGGCCAGGCCCATGTTCAGCGCTTCCTGCTGGACCAGCGCCTCGGTGATGTTGACGCCCAGGGACCGCAATGGCTCGACCTCGCCCACCAGCCCGCTGCGCAATTTGTCGAGCACCAGCGTCGGGTCGAGATTGTTGAACGAGGCCAGGTCGGCGGCCAATTTGACGATGTCCACGGACATATCGGCCGCCGCGCCCTGGCTCAGGCCAATCGTCGTGAACAGGTTGCCGAAGGTCCCCGAGGCTTCATACGCCTGCTGCTTCGAGATGCCGAACGCCTTGGCGCTCGTTTTCCCGAACTCGTCGATCGCCGCGGTCGAATCGCCAAAGACGACCTGCGCCTTGCTCATGGACTCGTTCAGGTCCGAGGCCGCCTCGATGGCCGCCGGGCCGATGGCCGCGATCGCTCCGCCGGCCGCCACCGCGCCCAGCGCCAGGCCGCCCAGCGCAATGGTCCCGATGCCCTTCAGGGCCGAGGTGACCCGGTTCTTCGCGCCGTTCAGATCCTTATCGAGTTGGTCGAGCGTGGCGCGGATCGGGATCTGCGCCGTGCCGAGCTTGGTTTCACCGGCCATGATCATTCTTCCTGTGAGGCATCATTCGCGCTTTCAGCTCCTTAAACTCCTCGCGCCGCTGCTCGATCGGGACCGTCTCGCGCGGCTTGAGACCCGCCAGCAGCCGCGCCAGGGATGGAAATTTCTTTTGGCGCTGCAGGGCGGCTATGTGCCATGCCAGGCTCAACGCGCGCGCCTGCTCCTGTTCCATTCTCCACACGGCGGCTTCAACTGTCATGAACACCTCGCGCGGCGTCAGATCCCAAAATTCAGCGACCGTGATGCCGACCTTGAGCGCGCTTGCCAGGAGCTCGTCGAAATCAATGCGCGCCTCGCCTATTTTGGGTCTTCGCCGCCGCCTTCTTCGTCGGGCGTCTCCGTCCCATAGGACAGGACCATGGCGATGCCTTCCATGACGGCGTTGGCCGCTTTGGAAAATCCGACTCGATCCATGACGGCATACGCATCGCCGAGGGTGTGCGCGCGCCCGGTCGCCCTGGCTTCCTGGCGCGCCGCCTCCATGCCGGCCAGCAACAACTGCGCCACGTCATAGATGCCGCAGCCGCCGGTCCCGAAGACCTGCGCCACGGCGATGACGGATTTCCCCAGCGCGCGCTCGGTATTCCCCAGCGCGCGGTTCGTGTAGAGCAGCCGGACCTCGTGGTCTCCATCCTGGATAGAGACATCGCCTCGAGCGCCGGTCGTCATGACCCCATCTCCGCCCACTCGCCATCAATCGCCAGCCCGATAGAGACGACTGCCCCATCCTGGTCCGGCGCCGCCTGGCTCAGGTCAGTGACGACCGCATTCGCCTGTTCGACGGATACGCCGAGCTCCGAGCGCACAGCCAGGATCATCGTCCCGTTGCGCATCGCGTCTTTCAGCGCCTGGAAGGCCGTGTCCGAGGGCACATACAGCGCCTCCATCGTGATCTCCGCCGTGTACCGTCCGGGCAGCACACGCTTGGCCCGCCCGTCCTTCGAGGACACGTCGATCGCATCGGTCGTCTCCCCGAAAGTTGCATCCCTCTGGCTGCCGACCGCTTCATACACCGGAACCGTCGGCGTCCCCGTGTTGACCAGCAGCAGAATATCCGTCCCATTGGTTGCCATTCAAACCTCCTCGATTGTGAGTTTGACGGTTATAATCCGTCCGTACGCATCCGGCTCGTCGGCCACGATCGGCCCCGAGCATTCTCCCCAGATCCATGCGAAATCCGTGATCGAGAGCGCCTGTCGATGAAAGAGCGCCCGCACCTGCTCCGCCATCAGCTCCACCACAGCCGCGCTCCCGCTCGCATTGTCATAGCAGCGCACGTCGCGCCACACGGCGCGCCCTCGCGTCGTCTTCGTGTCGAACGGCGTGTTGACCACCTCGCCGGCCGACACGATGTAGGGCAGCAGCGCATCGCCCGGCACGGGATCGGCCGTAAACACCGCCGGCGCGCCATCGTACGTCGCCAACATCGCCGCCAGCGTCGCATCATTGGCCATCCGATCATGAAACGTCTCGGTCAGGTTCATTTCCCTCCTGCATCTGAATCAGCTACGAATTATGACAATGGTACTTTTTGGGTCGAAAACCGTAACTTTACCCCATTGACGCCTGTATCTCATTGTGCTACAATGTAGCACAGAATACAGAGCGAGGCGAGCGATGGACCGCAAAATGTACGAACCCACAGACAAGCAGAGCAAAAAATGGAACTCGTTCAAATTGGTAGTGATGCCATCGGATGACGAATTCAAGGCGCGCTGGAGCAGAGCCCATCACGGAACGGTGCGCGGATGGGGACTCGGCAAACGCCAGTGGATCATCAACAACCTCTCTCAGTCCCGCCAATACAATGAGGGAATTTGGCAGGCGCGTGTAGACGCCCTGCGCGGCCTCGACTATCAAACTCCCCTCTCGGACGACGATGGACAGGGCATCAACGCCTACAATCTCGGTTACTATCGCGGGTACACCGAGTTCGGCAATCTGGCCCGCGAGATGGGCGCGGCCTACTCCGCGTTTGTTGAGCGATACGGAAACTAGGAGGCAACATCAAATACGATGATGCGCTCGCAGAGTTGCGCAGACAACTCCTGACAGGACAGGCGACGCGCGACCAATATCAGACCGCCATTAATCAAATGGAAACTGAAATGTGGGACATGCACACTGCGGCGGCATACGATGTTATGCGGTATGCTCAGTGCGAGGCCACCGCCAATGTGTACCGCGAGGCATTAGGATTGCCTCAGTGCGACGTGACCCAACGAGCCAGCGTATCCCCAACGCTGAGTGATGGCGAGTATAGGACTGCGATTGCCGCACGCGCGCCAGAACGGAAACCTGACCGCCACAATGGTGGCGGCCAATTGTGGGAGCCATGCCCGCGGTGTGGTGAAGAACCAGTTCACCTTAATTGCGGGCACTGTGATCGCCATTGCCAGTGCTAGGAGACGCCATGACAAAATCAGCGTCAGCCAGCATTCGGCTCTCGGACAATGCCGAGAGCGCCATCGGCAAAATCCTGAAAGCGCACCCGTATCTCAATAGCCGTACCGGCGCGATAGAATTCGCGCTGATTGAAGCGGCCAAACAGATTCCATCAGGAAAAGGACAGAAAATGAGAGACGCACAGCATTACTCAGGGCTGCTGGACCAAAACCCGTCTGCGCAAGTCGGTTTCTCGCTCGCGGCCAGTGCGGTTTATGCTGCGCGTTATGGATCGTGCGAGGCAGCAGACCACGGAACCGATGAATGGGGCCAGATTGCGCGCGACCTGAAGTCGCGCTATGGTGAGAGCCTCAGCGCGGATGAGGTGCGCGCGGAGATGAAGCGCAAGTAATAGCCGATTTCATGTAGCTGATTCAGTTTGTAAGGTTCACCAGGCCGCATCCTCAGCGGCCTTTTTCATTATCGCCCGGCGATGATCCTCACGATCTCCCGCGCGTTGTTGAACACCGCCGGCCGCAGAAACGGGTGCGCCCTCGTGAAGCGCGTCCCTATCTCCTGAAACCACGCATAGAATGCCTTGCCGAGCTTCACACCCACGCGCCCCTCGACCACATTCCCATACGCGCCGACCTCGACGGCGATGTCAATCTCGGAGATTAGCCGCCCGCCCCGCCGTGGTGCCAGGGCCTTGGCCTGGCCAGCCACGAACTGGCACGCGACCTCCATGTTCTGCGCCACCTGGCCCGCGATCGCCGCCTTCACCCGCTGCGGGTTCCAGTCCTTCCACACAATTTCGCTCACGATCCCGCCTCCTGGGTCACGTCGCGCTGCGTTTCCACACAATCCACCTCCAAGTGATGCCCCGCGAACGATGGATCGCGCACGCCCTGCACATCCACCGCCAGCCCGTCGCACGTCACCAGGTCCCCGCGCGCAATGTCCGTTTTCGGCAGCACATACAGCACGTGCGTGATCTGCCGCTGATTCTCCTGCGCCACCTGCCGCTCGCTGCTCGATGCCGGCCGGATGCGACCGCGCACGATGCCGATAGACACATAACTGGTCAGCCACCCGCCCTGGCCGTCGCTCATCTTCTCCTGCCGCGAGATCACGAACCAATTATTTAGCAGCGACTCAAAAATAGCGTCACTCATTGCGCCACATACCGATACCGGTTCAGAATGTCTTTCTCGCTGAGCAGCAACATTCGCGCCGCGCTGGCCCCCATGATGCCCTCACCTGCCCCGCCGCCAGCGCCGGTCCCCAGCGAAACGGAATAGTCTCCCAGCGACATGCTGGCCACACCGGAAACAGCTCCCACCGCCGCTGCCGCCAGCCCGGCCTGGTACGCTCGAGCCGCCGCCCGCGTGCACACGCCA